GTCTGTGCCGTCAAGCAGGAGTGACGCTGAACCAAACTTGGCTTGGGCTGTTGAAAGCTGCGCGTTTCCATCTGCGGTAAATGCAGAACCGCCAGTTGGCGTTAGGGCATCAGCAGATACACCAGTGACCTCTACTGTTGCACCACCCACAACAGCAGCAGTGCCAACCTCACCCGTAGCCTCAACACCTGTTGGGAATACATTTGCCTCGGCAACAATCGAGACGCCGCCAACGCCGCCAACGGCTTCCAACCCAGTTACAGGCACATTAGCCTCTGCAACAACCGTTACAGAGCCAACATTACCCGTGGCTTTAGGGAGATCCGTCTGCCCCCATGGCATATCGCCCCAACCAAAGCGGGACCAACCGCCGATTGGAACGATGATATCAGCCATTAGGCTATCCGAACAATGGCGTTACTTGCGTCCGCTGTCGGGAACACAATCGTAAAGTCCCCTGCTGTTGACGTTTTATCCGCACCAAAATCCAACACGCAAACCGTGCGGTTGCCGTTCGTTGAATTGTAAATCAACGCACCACGAGCAGTAATCGTTGCCGAACTAAACGTTAAATCTGCAAAATCAATAAACGCCGTTGTTCCGCTAGTGGTCGGATCAATGTTCGTTAATGTCCCACCGCCAGCGGAATAACCTGTGCCGCTGATCTCATTCGATGTAGTATATACAGTGGTCGCCGCTGTAAACGAGGCGTTATTATCATACAGCGCAAGTTTATAAGTGTTTGCGCCTACGTTAAAATCGTGCAGACCTTCAAGAACTTCTTTCTTGAAAGAGGTGCACAAGAAGTTTCCTGTGAAAGCCATTTAAAAGTCTCCTTACGTTCTCGGTTTTCGAATAGCACCATAGCGGTATTCGTCGATTGTTTCTTGCGCCTCGCCCAAATTCTTCAAGCGAGCAATACCTTCCATATACCGCTGATTATACATCTGCATGAGATTTGGGTCGCCCTTCATAAACGTATACGCCTCTATTAACGAAGCATATAGTAACGCAATTTCAGCATTTGTACTCAACCAACTGGTTCCGCTATCCGCTCCCGCCGTTACAGAAGCGGGACGATACAAATAGTGTATGTCCACAGTATAGTTAGCGTTAGGAGTTGGAGCCAAAATAAAGTTATCAACGTCAAACTGTGCGTAGTATTTTGGCTGTCCCGTTGTCGTCGGGTCCGGGGTGTATGTCTGGACAAAGTCTAAATCCTTAAACAATAAAAACTCTGCATCACCGCTTACATCAATACTCAACGAAAAAGGAGCAAGAAAATCAGACGGCGCAGCCAAGTATTGATTGCCAGTGGTCATGGTGCCAAACTGGTTTTTCTGAAACAAATTTAACTGCACACTTTTTAGTATGCGCTCTTCGGCCAGCCGAATAAACAACGGCAAGTTATTTACAAACGTTGTCTCATCGTTTTCCGTATAGTCCTGAATGGCCTGCTTCAGTTCACCATATGTCATCGTCATGTTGTCACCGTCACTGTGCCCACCGAACCTATAGCCACCAAGTTATTGGGAGGCGAAAGACCCTCAATCTCGTTAAACCCTACAGGATTCCACCCATATTGTGTAGCCCTTTGCTCGGACAACCCGCTTTCCGGGCGAGGATTACGCAACGCTTGCGGATCCGGAGATGCCTTCGGAGGAAACAACTGAGGATGCTTAGGCTCAAACTCATCAGGACCAACCTTCGCACCTGTCCATTCCACCTTCATTTCTCGAAGACGGTAGCGACGGCCCGATCTGTCCGATATTCCCCATGCGTGTTTGCCCGAAGCGTATGCCATTATACCCTCAGATATTGAATACTAGGCTGCAACTTCAACGGAACACGATCCTCGTCTTCATCCGCTGCACGTTGGAACTCCTCCTCATACACAGACTTTAAAAGCTGGATCCTGTCCGGAGCTCGTTTCATCGCAATGTAATAAGCCAAACCCGCAACCATACAAGGGTAAAACCTGAACGGCATGTCAGTGGTGTTGACCAGAGTATCTGCATCCTCAATCCGCTGCACATAGTAGTAAATGATTTGATCCGTAGAGTTTTCCGGAACAGCCCAAAGATTAATTACAGGGCTAATTTGCCGATCAAACCAAAACTGGCTAGGACGACCCTGTGTAGTCTTGTTGGGAAGAGTAACGTAATCGCCCCGACTAATCCGCTCCACCTCATAGTCAGTGTTGCCCCGACGAAGCACAATCTCCAACACATCAACAACATCAGGCAACAATGTCTCCTGAGCTTGACCTTGGGTAAGGGTTATCGTGCCCTGCTCCACAGTCCACATGTTAATGCCACGGTTTGCCCATTCCGCAAACATCAGGTTCAAAGACCGACGCGCCGTCCGAGCATCATAACCAGTGCGAACCTCCAGCCCGCACCGCTCAAACGCCTCCTCGATTATCTCACCGACATCGAGGTTAAAGTCTCTTGAACCTGAAGTAGCCATCTATCAACTCATGTTATTATTGGGTTTTGGTTGGTCTTTGTCATGACACAACCGCCATTTGCGTAACCATTAACCTTACCGCCGCGCATCATCTTTACCTCACCGCCACGCATCATACCGACACGACCGCCGCGCATCATTTTACCAACGCCATCAGCAGCGTAATCAGGGACCATTTTTCCCTGCTTGTTCTTAACCATGTTTAATTTACCCGGCATTTTACTGTCTCCTGTTTCTACGACCTAAGATAAGTCTTTCATACTCTTGAGGGTCATAATTTGTATAGTACCCTAGTTTCTCCAACTTTGCAGCAGCATTCTCTAGCTCACTCCAACGCTGCACAAAAACGATTGCTTCATCACCTAGATAACACAAAAGCCAAATGTCTTCTTCCATCTCAGCGAGAGCTTTGTTTAATTTCATACACCCTGCTTCAAGCTGTTCGTATGACCCCTCGAAAAAGTAATCCCAAATAAGGTTCACCTTAAAATTAAGTTTGTCAAACGATTTACAAACCCTTACGACATCCGCCCATAGGTCCTCCGTAAAGATCATGTTGACTTCTCCCGCCTCAATGGCAGGCAACGCAAACGGGCAGGCAGCAACCCCGTTGTTGTACTCTGTTGGCTTTGCCAACTCTTCTGCCCAATCCCGTATCAAAACACTCTTACCAATCCGCCGGTAGCCTTTTTGTTTTTCCAACTTATCCGTTTTGAAGATTTCTTCTTCTTTGCAGCAGACGTACATTGCGCCATCGTAGGCCGACATGCGGGATAGCTTTTGCGCTTTTCGCCTTTCTTGCGGCCACACGGCTTTCCCGTTTTACAATCAACCCAGCCCTTCCCTTTGTTTTGGGAGAACCATTTCCGCAAAGAGTTCTTCTCCGCCATCAGTACATCCTCGTACTTTTCCGTTTGTTCTCCTCAACGCAACCACAACCAGAAGCAATGATTCCACCGCCGCGATACCTATTACGAGCAGGGCGCTTTGGGTTATCAACCGCCGTCATCAAACCACCAGTAGCCGCTTTCTTAGTAGAGTTTCCCCAGTTGGCGGCTCCTACTTTTCGGCACTTGGCTACCGCTCCGCTTGCGTAAGCCGAGGGCCAAACCTTGTATCTCGCCTTGACCTTTTTTGCGCAAGCGTCGAGCTTTTTCTTTTTCTTTGCCATTATTCCGTCCCTCCGGTGGTGTGGATATTTGGAACGACATTTGTCCACGACTTATCATAGTTAGCCTGCCTCACTAAAAAATCCTGCCACATGGGCTTTATCATCTTATAGTTTTCCTCAACCCGATAAGACACAACAGCTAAATCAGACTTCATCGCATAGAGTTGAGTTGATCCCCAACCTAAAAGACCAACCACAATAATCGATGTTATATCTGAAAAGTTCACTTTCATCACGTTACCACATCTTGCACGACCAATAACGGGCCGTAAGTTTATCCAACTTCTTTGTGTCGCAACCATGCCTAGCCCGGAACGACTTCCTGCGCTTAGGGTTTGATTTCTTAATGGTCATCTTGGCATCGCCAAACCGAATTATCTTCTCTTTCCCATTAGCGCAGGCTTTTACAACAGACTTCTTGCCGCCAGAAATCTGACGCTTGGGTTTGTTGCATGCCATCTTGGACTTGTCGATCTTAGGCATTAGATTGGCCCCACATTTTGAATGTAAACAAATTCCATTGACGCAGAAACATTAAAGTCAACAGATCCAGAGGAAGAAAACGCCCTCATTTCTAAGTCTGTTTTTTCTGTAAACCTTAAAGGAAAAGTATAAAATTGCTCGTGTGCGCCATCTGTAAGAGTAAATCTTTCTTTTATTTGAAACACTTCCCCATAGGGTCTAGCAACAAGACTAGCATTTAAAATAGCTTTGGTGTTGGTAGATGTGCCCGTGGACAAAGACATCTTTGTAAGAAATGCTGTATATCCTGCGGGAACTGTCCAAAGACTCATTAATGTTTGGTTATCTCCATCGCCATTGATACTAAGATAAACATTAGCAGGAACTCCAGTGGTCACTGTGCCTGTTCCTGCGTAAATTGTGCCAGCATTTGCGCCACCACTACCCGCGCTCCGAACAATACCGCGATTTATCCGAAAGTACGATTTTGTGGTGTTAACAGCAGTTTGCCCATTCAATGTGACAACTTCGTTTACTTCGTTGTAATCACCATCTAGGCCAAAAATTTCAACCGTTCTTGCACCAGTACCTGCGGCAGTGTCGTTAGCCGAACTGCTTGATATAGTCATTACTGTGGCTGATGGAGGGTAGGAATACAAACCACCTTGTTCCCAGATGGTTTCTTTTGTGTTTCCAACATCGTTGTTGTAACCGAACTTAAACACAGTTTTATGACCCGTGATTTGACCACGGGCCACCTGTAGCTCAAATGGCTCAGATGTTCCGACCTGTGAAATGGAACGGATATCATATGCCATCGGATCCTCCTACGAAAGGATGATCGTTAGTTGGTTACTCGCACCTGTAAACGCAGAAACGTACACACCTTCCGAAAAGATAATGCCGTCATCTGGAATGTTCATTACGTGGTGACCTGCCGGAAATGTTTGCGTAAGCAAAGTATCACCGCTTGCGCCACCGTTTTTCAACGTGAACGCACCCGCAGCCGCACCGTAAATTACAACCTGCCGTAAACGAGAACGAGATGGACCGACAACCGCAGCCGCCGTTCCTTGAACCCAATTATATGCACTGACTGGACCAGCCATGAGTTACCTCCTTATGAGAGGTTGCGGTTTTGTAGATACAATACCGTGACTGTAGCTGCACCCGCAGTAGCTGCTGTACCTGTCTGGTTGTAGGTCACCGTGATATCAACATCAGAGGTTCCAATGTCGATCAAGTTTCCAATCTGAGAAACATCAGAAGTAGCAAGAACACGGGCTTGCGCACCAGCAGCTAGTGCATCTGCGTATTTATCAGCCGTTGTTCCATCACCGATGTCTAACGTATTGGTTGTGCCTGCATCAAACGCAGTGGTCACATCAACCGCAATTTGATAAATTTGGCTATTCGCTGGAAGTGTAGCAACAACGGTTTCTGTTCCGTCCGCACCAAAAACAACGTTTCCGCTTTGCGCCATCAAAACAAAACCAACGTTTGCTTTGTCCGAACCCACTGTTGTTCCAGTGGTGTCTTTGATGGTCCCTGCTTTAATAGGACCTGAAAAAGTAGTTGTACCCATGTCGATCTCCTGTCTGGGTTAGTCAGCCACCCCATGCGGCTGTCAGGGATACACTAAACATACAGAAGTTTGAGACGAAAAGAAAGCATGATATAAAAACATATCTGCTAAAGAGGTGCTTCATGAACAAAGAAAAAGAACCTAACCCAAAAGAAATCCCACCAATTGACGAATATGAGGATCGACTATGAGTAAGACTCACTGGCACGGCACAATCACCGTTAACAATTACACCAGTTACAACATTCAAGTAGAGCAGTTTCATAAAGCAGGTATGACTAAACATGAAATTGGAGAGATTTCCCCCAATCAACAAGGTTGGAGTAACACTATGACCAAAAACTTTGATCAAGTAAAAACTTTGTTGCACTTTTACACAACCAACAAAAAACATCCGTACATGACATCCATAGCCTGCTACGGTCCAACAGATGGCCTAAGTGTGGATAGAGGAAACTTATCTGACCAAACTATTAAGATGCAAGGTAATGCAACACAAACTTTAAACGAAAATGAAACAAACAAAAGTTGGTGGCAGACTGGAGACCTCACTGAAATGCAAACAGTGGTCTTCTTACCGACCCCCAACAATTCTAGCTATGACTTCGCTCTTACCTTTAGTGAATGCGAATAAAAGAAAGGGGCTACCGAAGTAGCCCCAGTCCAACAGGGAGGTAATCCAAATGAAAGGATTACCCCATCATACCACAACTTACGCGCCAGGTGAACCAAATACACAACGTGGATCTGAAAATCCAAAGCTGTAACGTTCACGGGCTTTAAAGCGCATGTTACCAGTGTCGAAGTCTGCTTCCATGTTAGTGGACAGCGGAGTACGCTCGAAGTGGACAAATCCACGAGGTGCGTCTGTTTTGATGAAGAACGCATCTGGGTCTGTTAGGAAGTCGTTGACGGCATAGCCTTCAGGCAACATTCCCATAGAACGAATTGCGTTTACATCATTGTCCGCTGTGCCAACACGAAGATTTGACACCATGAGACGTTCTGCAACGAATTGAAGCTGACGTGGAATCACGAGCTTCATGCCGCGCAGTGCGACTTTCAAACCACGCTCGTCAACAAAACCTGCGATGTTGATAAGGGCATCTTCAAGAGATGTCTCATTCAAATCCGCAGCAGTTGTTGGTTCGTTGGCAAATGTGCCACCTGATGTAAGTGGGTGAGATGCGTCACACAATGCAACACCGTCACCACCAGCAGATGCGCCAGCAGTAAAGGCGTTGTTCAGGATAGCCGCAGCTTTAACCTGTTTTGTGTGTGCCATTGAACGTGCCAACGCACGAGTATAACGTGAGCCCAGACGATCATAAAGGTTATCTTCAATAGCCTCTTCCGTGATCGAAAATGCCAACGCGATTGTCTCGTGGTTGTAACGAGCAGTGTATGCTTCGTTTGCGTCGTCAAAGTTTACAGCGGAACCTTCCGATTTGGTTGGTGCCGCGCCGAAACCAGATAACATAACCTCTTCTTCAAATGCTCTATCTGAAGATTCAGTTGTGTAGATCTCAGCATGTTGGTTTTCGTACCGATTGTACTCCATACCGAACAGGGCGTTAAGACCTGGTTCCAACTCTTTCGCTAGTTGTGCGCGAGAGATAGCCATAAGTTAGTCTCCTTATACGCCTGTGGTCGACGGTGTACCAGCAACAATCGCACCATTCGGTGAGTTGAAGCTGTTATTCAGTCGAACAATTAGTGGGATACCAGCGGCTGTAAAGTCTTGGTTCTCAGGGTCATCTTGGATGCCGATGATACGCAAGTGCAATGCAGCAGTGGTGGCGATTGTGCTGACGCCCAACTTACCAGATGAGATACCAGTGGTTGTAGAACCAGCATCCGCATTAGCAAAGTTAGCATTTGCAAACACATGTCCGCGCGCAGTTGCTTCGCTTGTCAGCGTAGCGTCTGAGCAGATAACAAATGTCTGCATTGGGTTGTCATACACGAAAGCTTTGACGGGGAAGTTAGAATCCGCGCCAGAGCCAGGCCAGTAGTTTGACCATACAGTTTCACCAGTAGTAGACGAAACATATTCGCAGCCACCGAAAACACCTACTAAACCTACAGTGCCACCTGCCGCCGCGCCAACAATATCAATAAAGCCTGTTGACAGCGGGATTACGGGTGAACCTTGGTAAATCGCGTTAGTGTTACCTGAAGCAATGCGATACTCGGTCGTACCAGTGGTGTTTGCAGCGGAACCTACAACCCCTACAGGGCGTAGACCGAATGCACCATTAGTATTTGCCATAGTAGCAATCCTTTTTCAGTTACTCGGAGTCGCGTTCACGGCCTCCGAAAGATACACGACTTTGCCGACTGTTTTGAATCGGCATTGAAGGATGTTGCTCCTTCATTAGGTCCTGGTCGACGGCGGTCATTTGTTCGCGGGTTCTGCCCCCGTAATATGCAGTTCGTTCCGACACCGTTTCAACAGGTATGCGGCACAGCATCAAGCCCCCTTGTCCAATCACGCCCTGATATTTACCTTCGTCAATAACAGGCGCTTCATAGTTTGGATACTCATCTGCACGAACGGGTTCCCATCCTTCACGAAGCTTAGAGTGAACATTCATTTTGTCCTCTTCGCCTCGCATAGCAACTCGAATCCAACGGTGCACATAGCCATCTGGGGCATCTGGTGCAGCAAGGTGACTGGGCGGTGCCCAGGGTTTTCTGCGCGTTTCAGTTTCGCGGGTTGCGCTTGAGCGCGGTTTTCTATCAGCCATTGTATCAATCCTTCACATATTTAGCATATTCTTCAAGCGGTACGTTTAGACGTTTCGCCATCGCTATTTGTGACGGTGATAGCTTAACCGACCTGCGCCCTGATTTGTTACTGCGAGATGCTGAAGCGGCAGCAGGTGCGACCTGCGCTCCACCCGATTTTTTCGCCGCTTGAAACTTCTGAGGAAACTCATGTTTCATACGACGATCTACCTCATTGTAATACTCATCGCTCTCTGGGTCAAACCCTTCTTCCTCGACAAGTCTTCGATGAATGCCAAAAGCAGCATACGTCATAACTTCATCTGTGCCAAACCATTCGTTTTTCTCCGCCCAAGACTGAGCTTTCGGATCTGGTCGTGGCGCAGCTACTTGCTGCTGCTGTTGATACTGTTGTTGCGGCTGTTGTTGTTGTGGAGCCACTTGCTGACGTTCTGCTCGGGCTTTAGCCAAAGTATACTTGTCTTTTTCAACTGCAATGCGGGATAACGCTTCCTGCGCTTGGAACATGGCATCTGTGTCGCCGTTCTCATACGCTTGTTTATATGCGTTTTTAACAGCCGCTTCCTGCGACTCTAAACGCTGACCGTATTCAACAAGATACCCACGGTCTAAATTTTGCATTTGGCCCTTTAACCGTTGATTTTCATGCATCAACTGTTGTGCCATACGTACCGCTTCTTCGCGATCCCGCTCTTCTTTTCTGTACTTCTCAGTAAGCTTCTTTATACGGGCCTGTACTTTTGCTCCATACTCATCAAGCTCATCAGACTTCTGTTCAGGAGCTGACGCCTCTACTTCCGCAGAGACTTCTTGATCCTCCGCTGTGTCAGAGGCTTCAAGCTCAACCTCAACACTGCCGTCTGTTTCTTGTTCTTCTGTTTCTTGTTCTTCTGCCATCTTATCCTCCTAGACGTGCTTAATGTCGTCTGGTTCCAAGATCGTAGCGATCACTTCGTCATCATTAATGATACGAACTTCACCACCATCAATCTTAAAACGCGAACCTGAATAACGACCAATACATACCCACTGGCCTTCTTTGCACCACGGCTCCTCTTCGGGCCCGAACTTATTCGGATCTTTATAAGCCAAAGGTCCAACTTTTAAAACGTACGCAACAACCGTGGCTATTGCCTCTCGGTCACGAACTTCATCAGGGATAAAAATGCCACCTGTCGTTTTGGATGCACCTTGATACGGCATAACCAAAACACGCCACCCCGTCGGTTGAGGCAAACGTTCTGTAAGTGACTTGTCTACAAGGGATGGATCTAAGACGCGTTCTTTCGCGTCAACATAAGCGCCTTCAAGAGACGAAGAGTCGGCCTTGGCCTCCTCACGTTCTTTTTTCATTTTCTGCGCAACATGTTCAGGAAGATATAAGGTCTTCGACATCGTCTGCGTGTTTCTCCAGCAGGGCTTTTATCTCCTCACGAGCGTAGGTAAGGCCCCGTATCTCACCCACCATGAGTTTATAATGCTCCCAGTCTTTAGCAGCATCATACGCAAGAGCACTTGCAATTTCTTGTTCGCGCCCATGTAGTACCTTATACATATATTTTGCAAAATCAACAACGTCCATTAAAGAATATCTCTTTCTGAACCTTCCGCCATTGATTTTATAGGGCCGCCCTTAACCCAGTCATCACAAGTGTGATCTGCGCTGCACATAAACTTGTACATTTGACAATAACCAAGATCCCCAGATTCATCCCCAATACACTCAAGCATGTCATCTGTTTGGTTATACGCGCCACAATTGCCGCAAACCTCAGTTAATTTAAAACCGCCGTCATTAGACGGATCTCGGTAGTTGGCTTCTTCTATGGCAAGCTCCTTGGCTTCTTCATTAGCCTCCGCATCCTGCGTGGCAATCGGGCAGCTTGGCCCATCTCCATCACTAGACATTTTGTCCACAGGGATGCCGCCGTCCATTATGCTAATTGTAATTATAGGCATTAGTATGTCTTTCCACGATTACGGTTGTAACGAACATCGCCAGCACTCTCATGCGCCTTTCCGCCATGCACAAACTTTTTTGGCGTTTTTCTGCCAAGACGTTTTTCCAGATCTATATCAGCTTCTCTCATCAAGTAATCCCTAAAATCCTCAGCCGTCTTACCGAACCGAGATTTCTGCCCATACTCTTTATAAGTTGGTGCACCTGTATCCGTCATGGCCTCGGAAAGAAGCTCCTCAATCCGTTTTTCTACCTTTGGAGTCATAAAATTTTTTGTCTCAGCGCGCATTGGCATAGCCGTTTCCTACTCTCTTATCTCAAAGTGTGGGCCGTCAATAAACGGACGTCTGCCCTGTGAACGGCGTAAATCAATGTACGCATTCATGGCTTCTTCCATTGTTCCGTCCCAAGTGCGAATATCGTCGATATGCCAAGCAGCCCCCCACCGTATAGGCACTCCAACGATAGTCGCAGCCTGTTTAATAGCATCCGCAAGATCATCATACAAATTGAGTTCCCAAG